GAGAGGCGGTGGAGGTTTGATTATGCGATACCGCAGTATAAAATAGCTCTAGAGGTTGAGGGCGGAGTATGGACGCAAGGGCGACACACACGCCCGCAAGGCTTTTTAGGGGATATGGAAAAATATAATAATGCAGCTTTGTTGGGTTGGCGTGTTTTTAGAACCACACCTAGCGAGTTATACAGCAAAAAAACACTTTTACTGCTTAAAAATGCAATAAATACCCCCTTTTTGCCTTAAAAGTGATTATATTATAAACGTTTTGACTAAATTTGTAGCTAGTTAATTAAAATGAAACTATATGGATGCAGAACGTTTAAAATTATCGCAGATTAAAGTTAATTTGGCAAACCCTAGAACTATTACAGATGCTAAATTTTCAAAGCTTATAAATAGTGTTTTAGTGTTTCCAAAAATGCTAGAAATACGCCCAATTGTCGTAGATGATACATTTGTTGCTCTTGGTGGAAATATGCGTTTGAGAGCTTTAACCGCAATTGAGGGAATGTCGGTTGATGAGCTTGCAGAACGCCTTACGGGGGTTAAAGAGTTTGAGCGGAAGACGGAGGCAGAGAAACAACAGCTTGTAGAGTTTTGGGGGCAATGGCTTGATAACCCCACAGCACCTGTTATAAAGGCGTCAGAGCTTACAGACGAGGAATGCAAAGCGTTTGTAATTAAAGATAACGTGGGCTTCGGAGATTGGGATATGGACGCTCTTGCTAACGAATGGGAAGCGACAGACCTAGACGAATGGGGTTTAGACGTGTGGCAAAGCGAACCAACAGCGGGAGGAGATAACAGCAATGAGGGTGAAAAAGAAAAGGATTTAAGCGGTAAGGTTCGAGACGCTTTCGAAGTTATAATCGAGTGCGAAAATGAGCGAGAGCAAGAACAGATTTTTAACAAACTATTTGAGGAGGGTTATAAATGCCGAGTTTTGACATTGTAAAGAAAGTAAATCCACAAACAACATTTCGCACCCAATCTATTATTGGGGCATTTGATATCGACGTGAGCCATATAGATGAGCATTTTAAAGGAGCTATCGAAATTGAGGGGAAGGAGTGGAACGTCGGTTTAATTGTGGGTGGTTCAGGAACGGGAAAAACAACTATCGCACGAGAGGTATTCGGGGATTGTATTTTCAAAGGCTTTCCTATTGGCAATGGGGCTGTTATAGATGATATGCCTAGCGGAGTTTCGATAAAGGATATCGAATTTGCGTTTTCTAGCGTTGGCTTTGCTTCGCCCCCGTCGTGGTTAAAGCCTTACGAAGTTTTAAGTAATGGGGAGAAGATGCGAGTAGATTTAGCATATTGCTTATTAAGTGGAGAACCCCTTATTTGCTTCGACGAGTTTACTAGCGTTGTAAACCGAGAAGTTGCGAAAACATCTAGCGTTGCGCTTTCTAAAGCAGTCCGACGTTCAGGCAAAAAATTCGTTGCAATTTCTTGTCACGATGATATTGTTGAATGGCTTGAGCCTGATTGGATTTATAATACAGACGAGCAACGCTTTTTTTTTGCTCAGGCGAAATCAAACGACCAAAAATGCAACTCGAAATATACGAAGTGGGTCGAGAAAATAAGGCGGCAGTCTGGCAAATATTTCGCAAATATCACTATATAAACACGGAACTACACCCCTCAGCTCGGCAGTTCGTTGGGGTTTTAAATGGCGAATTGGTTTGCCACACAGGAATAATTCAATTCCCACTTCGGAAAGGGTGGAAAAGAGTTCACCGTCTAGTCGTGCTACCTGACTTTCAAGGCGTAGGGATTGGGGTGTCTTTTATTAGAGCTATTGGAGAATTGTTGCAAAAAGAGGGTTTTAGGTTAAATTTAACTACCACTACCCCCGCTCTTTATAAAGCATTAATAAGGAGCAGTAATTGGGCGTTAGCTCGGTTTGGGAGAGGTAAAGACGGATATAAGTCTCTTAGAACAACAACACATCTTCGCAAAAGCGCAAACAGCGCAAGAATAACTTATTCTTTTAACTATTTACCATAGGGACTATTTTAAGGAGAAGATAAAATGAGTAGAGATAATCAATATAAGAAAAGACGCCAAATAAAAGAGGGGCGTTTAGAGGTAATTGCGCAATTGTACAAGCGTGGTTTTACTATTAGGGCAATTAAGGCAGAATTAATGAAAAGGTTTGATTTAAAAGCCCTTTCAACCGCAACTATACATAGAGATATCCAAACATTGATTAACGAGTGGAGAGAAAGCCGTCTAGCGAATATAGACGATGCCTTACAGCTTGAATTATCTAGAATAGATGACATTGTAAAGGAGTTGTGGGAGCAGTGGGAGAAATCAAAGGAGGACTACACGAGAACGCAGCGCAAGCGCAAGGGCGCACCCACAAAAAACAACACAGCAAATAGCGAGGACGAAAGTGTTAACAACACAACAAACAACGAGGGTGGCAGTATTAAAACGTTTAGCATAGAGGAACAGACGCAACAGGTTATAGGCTTGGGCAATCCCGCTTATATTGCAGAGATTAGACAGCAGTTATCGGAAAGGCGCAAATTACTTGGCTTGTATGCACCCGAGAAACGAGATATAAAGGGCGATGTAAGCATAAACAAAGCACCTTGTGAAATGTCCGTAGAGGAAATAGAGGCAGAGTTAAAATCATTGGATTTGGTATAGTAAAAATGGAAAGAATTGAGCAATTAAAACGAGAGCTAAAAAGACGGAGAGCTACTTTTTCGTTCCCCGACTTTTTGGATTACACTGACGGGAATTATCAGCGTCAGTGGTTCCACACTGTTATTGCTCAAAAATGCCAAGATTTATTGCTAGGCAAATTGCCAACTAATCGTCTTATGGTTTTCGTCCCCCCACAACACGGCAAATCGGAGATTGTAAGTCGTAAATTCCCCGCTTGGGCGTTGGGCTATAACCCTAAACTGAAAATAGTTGGAACATCCTATGCAGCGAGCCTTGCGCAAGGGTTTTCACGCTCAATACAACGCACAATCGACAGTACAGAATACAGCGAGGTTTTCCCCGCTACATTCCTTAACTCTCAAAACGTTTCAACAGACGTTAAGCGGGGATTTTTACGCAATATTGATATATTCGAGACTGTTGGTTACGCTGGTTTTTATCGAGCAGTTGGTATCGGTGGAGGTTTGACGGGAACGCCTGTTGATTTGGGGATTATCGACGACCCTGTAAAAGATGCTTTAGAGGCTTCGTCTGCAACGTACAGAGAGCGTGTTTGGGGCTGGTATAACGACGTCTTTTTAACACGTTTGCACAACAACTCAAAGATAGTGTTCATTATGACACGCTGGCACGAAGACGATTTAGCGGGTCGCCTTTTAGAGCGTGAACCCGAGAAATGGACAGTTGTAAAAATCCCCGCTATTAGGGAGGATTATGACGACCCCGACGACCCTAGAGAGATAGGCGAAGCCCTTTGGGAGGAGAGGCACAGCAAAGAGCGATTGGCAGAGGTAGAGCAAAGAAGCCCGAGAACCTATGCTTCGTTGTATCAGCAACGCCCAACAATTGAGGGCGGAAATATTGTGCGTGAGGATTGGTTTAAGCGTGTTAAAGTGGCAGAATTTAACCGCCTTTACAACAACGAACCAATTACGTTTTTTCTCGATACCGCCTACACGGATAAAAGCAGTAACGACCCGACGGGAATTATTGCAACGTGTAAAATTGGGAATGATGTGTATATTACACACGCTCAAAAGGTTTTAATGAAATTCCCCGAGCTAATAAAGTTTATCCCTCAATATGCCCGTGAACACGGATATTCGGCACGTTCCACAATTAGAATTGAGCCTAAAGCAAATGGAATTTCAGTTATAGACCAATTGCGGGCGACCTCAAAATTAAACGTTGTGAACACCCCCTCTCCACGAGATAGCAAAGAAACACGCCTTAACGCTGCTTCACCTGTTGTGGAGTGTGGGCGAATTGTACTTGTAGACGGGGCTTGGAATGAGGGCTTTATCGATGAGGTTTGCGGTTTCCCCTCAAAGCCACACGACGAGTACGTCGATATTCTCTGTTACGCTATCGATTATCACATAGGCGACGCACGCACGCCAATAGATTTAACACGCTTAAGCAAAATTGTAAACTCATAATTTCAAATAACAATGACAATAGAAGAAATACTAAATTCAACCGATTTAAGCACAGCTGAAAAGGTTGCGGCACTCAAAGAGAAAACTATAAACGTGCCTGTATGGGGTGGCAAAAAGGGGCTTAACGCAGAGTATGACCCCACAAAACACCCTGTAATGAACAAGCAAGCCTACCCCGACATCGTTACAGATGAGGGCGTGGAATATGTAACTAGAGTTACTTGCGATTTACAGCGTTTAGCGGTAAAACGTATGACGGAGTTGTGTTGCGGAATACCTGTAAAGCGTATTTATCGCCCCGAGAACGACAAGCAAAAAGAGGTTGCAACTATTATAGAGAAGATACTAGAACGCAACAGAATTAATAGCCTAAATATAGAGCGTTTAAATATGCTTTTTGCAGGTTGTGAGGTTTTGACGCTTTGGTATGCTTTAGACGAGCCAAACCATAATTATGGGTTTGACAGCCCGTTAAAATTTAGATGTCGTAACTTCTCTCCAATGCTTGGCGATGATTTGTACCCGCTATTTGACGAATACGGAGATATGATTGCAATGTCTGTATCTTACGCACGCAAGGTCGGCAAAAAAACGGTGCAATTCTTTGACACCTACACAAGCAAAAAGCACATTAAATACAGCGATGCAAACGGGGATTGGGCAGAGGTTGAAAACGAGGATATTTCAACGCTAAATAAAATACCTTGCATCTATATGTATAGGTCAACGCCTATTTGGGAAGACACCTCTAAAACAGTGTACGAAATAGAATGGGCACTCTCACGCAATGGAAACTACTTGCGTAAAAACTCAAAGCCTTTATTTGTTGTCTTTGCAGACAAAGTTATACATTATGGGGATGAAAAGGACGAAAACAAGGAGTTTAAAGCGGTGATGCAATACCCAAAAGGCTCGACGGCTCAATATGTAACGTGGTCGCAAGCGGTTGAGAACTTAAAGTTCTATGTAAATGAGTTGCGTTCTCAATTCTTTACGCAATTGCAGCTACCCGATTGGAGTTACGAGAAAATGTCGCAACAAGCTCTATCAGGGGAAAGTCGTAAGCAATTATTTATTGACGCTCAAATGAAAGTTAATGATGAAAGCGGACGTTTGCTTGAGGGCTTCGATAGAGAAATAAACGTTATTAAGGCGTTTTTAAAAACCGCTTTATCTAGCGAATATCACAAAGATATTGACGCTTTAAGCGTGGAGATTAGAATTACCCCGTTCTCTATTACAGATACAAAAGAAACTGTTGATATGCTAATGACAGCAAATGGCGGTGAGCCTATAATGTCGCAGCGAGAGAGTATCGAGGAATTTGGGCGTAGCAACGATGTCGATAAAACCCTTGAGGAGATTGCACAACAAAGCGTAGAGGACACTTTTAACCCAACTCTTTAATATGGCTAAAAGCAAGGTAAACAACCCAACAGAGGTGAAATACCATTGTAGCGATTGTGAACATAGCTATGATTGGCACAGCAAGGCATTAGACGGACGTCTATTGCTTTGCCGTTGCCCTTTTAAACAACAAGGGGGCAAATATTGCATCTTTTTATTTAACCCCCAATGTGAAAATTTTAAATTGCGCTTAAACAATGGCGAAAGAGCAAAACAAGTTTGATAAGCAGCACAAGCAGAATATAAAGCAACAAGAAAAGCGTATAGACGCTATTTACAAAACCGCAGTTGATGAGATAGTATCAATAAGCAATGCTATAAGTAAAATAAAGCCTGACACGCCCTTTTCTTTTAGCGATTACCCAATTACACGCAAAAGATTAAACGACCTCTTGGTGGCTTTTAAAAAGCAAATGGAGGTTGCAATCTTGAGCGGTGTTCGTTCTGCTTGGACGTTAGCAAATAATAAAAATAACGAACTTGCTAATAGAGTGTTTGGCGAGAATGTAGGCAAGTTAACCCAAAGGCAATACCGCCAATATTATAGCAATAATGAGGAGGCAAGACAAGCGTTTGAGCAACGCAAAATAAATGGCTTGAGCCTCTCAGAACGTGTGTGGAATTACGCTGACCAATTTAAAGACGAAATGGAATTAGGCTTAGATATTGGTATCCGTAATGGGCGTTCAGCTGACGCCTTAAGCCGTGATTTGCGTTCATATTTAAAAGAGCCAAACAAGCTATTTAGGCGTGTGCGCAATGAGTATGGGCAGCTCGTTTTATCAGAGAGAGCGAAGAACTATAAGCCCGGAAGAGGTGTTTACAGGAGCAGTTACAAAAACGCTAGACGCCTTGCAGCAACAGAGACAAACACATCTTATAGAACAGCAGACCATTTGCGTTGGGAAAAAATGGACTTTGTGGTAGGTATAGAAATTCACTTATCAAATAACCACACGTTAAATGGAAAGCCTTTCCACGATATTTGCGATGAGCTTGCGGGAAAATACCCCAAAAGCTTTAAATTCACGGGCTGGCATCCTCATTGCAGATGCTTTGCTACAACCATTTTAAAAACCCCCGAAGAGATAAAGAGTGGCAAACCAAGCAAAAACGAGGTCAAAGAGCTACCAAGCAATTTTAAGGAGTGGTTAGAAAATAATAAAGAGCGGATAGATAATGCAAGTTCACTACCCTATTTTATAAAAGATAATTTCAAAGACGGAGAGTTTATAGGACAGCAAAGCGCAACAGAACCACCTACAATTGTAGCAGAAAAGCCAAAGCCACTCACAACGCTAGAAAAAGCCAAGTTGAGACACGAACAAAGGACTAAAGAGCAAATAGAGGACATAAGAAGACGGGCTAATTTCAGGGCAAAGACAATACGCACAACAACGGCTTATTTAAAGGATTATAGAGGTATTAGCAACCCTTATTTAACCGCTTTGAAAAAATCGTTTAAATATGGCGATTGGAAAGGCGCACGCAAGTTGATGATAGAATTAGCTAAAAACAAACGTGCGCTAATTGAAAAAGCTTTAGGTTTAATAAACGAACCTCAAGGGGTTGATATTACAACCTTAAAAAAACTCTTGCAAAATGGTTCTGTCAAGCAGTTACAGGAAGAGTGCAACAAAGTTGAACAACTTGCAAAGGAGAGTTCAAAAAGCGTGGAGAGCCTTTGCAAATTTATTAAAAA